TGGTGATGTGAAATTAAGAATAAGTTTTTGTTCTCAAATACCTTTGTAATGAGGTTTATAGCTACTTCGAGTACATCATCTGATATTCCTTCGAATACCTCATCCAAAAAGGCTAAATTTATACCTCTAGCGGCCATGAGTGCCTCATTCATCGCCAAAGCCATAGCAAGGTTTACAAGTGATTTCTCTCCTCCAGATAGTTCGTCATATTCTATGATAATCCCATTTGATTCGATAAGGGTGACGAATTCTTTTCTTGCAGAGTCGAGATCAACTTCGAATGATACTCTAAATCCGAGGATTTCTGAATAGCTTTCCAGGACATGATTGAGTAAATCGAGGGAGGAGTCAAAGAGATACGCCTTAATTCCGTTATTTCCGAGGGGCTCCGTAATAAGCCAATCGTAGTTTTCGAGTTCTCCGAGTTTATTATGGTAGTCCTCGTCTGCCTTCTTAAGTTTCTTACGATAATTCTCCCAAGCCTTCTTATATTTTGGAGATAGTACCTTTTGTTTTTCATTTTCTAACTCTAGTATTTGTTCATCTATTTCGCATATGTTGTCCGCTAATGTATTACAGGTTTTGTTTATATGAGCATATCTAGTCTTTATTTCCTTTAGCTTGTATTTTCTTTGAGTTAGTTGCTCTTTTTCTTCTTGACACTCAGTGATCTCCTTAAATGTAGCGTGCAGGGTTTGTAATTTTTTATACGCCAATTGGTACTTTTTACTTTTTAGCATTTTTAGGATTTCTGTTACGAAGTCCTCTAGGTCAAGCTGGGTGTCGCCCTTAGCCTTTTTTAATCTTTGAGATACAGAGTTAAGCCTGGATTCTGTTCTAGAAATCTTACTGTCGAGAGTAGCTTCAACACTGTCCTTGAGTTCACGTTGTGTTTCCTGAAGTCTTCTAGTGAGTTCAGTTCTCCTTTCTCTAAGCTCTCTACGCTGTCGATGAATTGTGGCTTTCCAGGACCTTTCACGTTCTCGTAATTCGAAGTAAGTATTCTTAGATTCCTCAACCTGATGTTTAAGTTGGTTAGCTTTGTTTTCGATTTCATTTGCCTCTACTAAAATATCACGACGTTCGTCATTTGCCACTCCTTTTGCTAAATTTAAGAAATTGAGATCAAATACCTCCTCAAAAAGCTTCTTCTTATCAGTATTTGACTCCTGTATAAGTCTTTTAAGACCCTGACCAAACATGATGGAGTTGATAAACAGTTGGTAAGTGAGTCCTACAGACTTTTCAATCTCACTTTGGATCTTAGTTTTACCTTTTACATCTAAAGGATAGGCATCCTGGTACATAATTAACCTATTACCTCCTTTACTACCATCTTCTAGAGGTAATTTATAATCTTGGCAACGAGTTACCTTGAATACACCTTTCGAAGTTTGATAATTTATGGTAACACACACTCCTTGATAACTTTTGGGACGTAATTTCTCCCAAGTTCTAACCTCTGATACACCTTTTAAGTCCTTACCATACAAACACCAAGTGATAGCAGAGAAAATAGTAGATTTACCACTACCAGTAGGACTGTTAATCCAGGTTATTCCAGGAGTATTAAGCTGCAAATGAGTTTGTTCAGCTATACTCCTGAAGCCTTCGATATTTATTGATAGAAATGTTAACATAACTCTTCTCCTTTAGTTAATACCTTTGTTAATAACTTCAATCGAGTCTTATTTTTATCCCCCTTTTGTTTCATATAGCGACGTGCTAGTTGTTTCTTAGTAAGTTGCTTTGTAATTTTATGTTCAGATTCTATAGTTTTACTAGTAGGCTTCGGTATAACTGTATAATAATTGCCATCATCTTTAATTTCGGACTCATCATATACATCTATGAACTTAGGATAATCATCCCAAGCCTTAAACTTAACTGTAAAATCTTCGTAGATCTCCATATAACCCATTTCACAATCTCTATCTGTTCTCCTCTGTTGTTGAGGAGCACCTACCATATAAATTTTCTTACCTAAACGTTGAGGTTTGTGAATATGACCTATGAGAACTAACTTGAAAGGTTTTAATAAATTTATATTTAGGTTTTCTGCAGAACCAACTACCCTACCATCAGTATCTGTAGCTCCTGGGTAGTCAGTATGTAAAAGTAAGATATCTGCCTTTACACTTTTAAGATACTCATTTAAACCTTGATTGTGGTCCAGATAAGGTATACCATGTACAGTAAAACCAGCTTTAGGAAATTCTACAGTCCTGAAATCAAGTATAGTAAGCCAAGGGAATTGCCTTGATAGAATATGTACCCAACCTTCTTTTCTATTAGTAGGAGAATTAACCTGATACAGATCATGATTACCATTAATTGCATAACATCTAAAAGTACTTGGTAATCTTCCAAGTTCTCTATCAGTTATATTTCTTAATTCCTGGGTCATCATCTCTGCTTTATGAAAGAGATCTCCACAAAATAAAGCAGGGCATTTATGTTTATCACAAATCTTAGCTATACGATGCAATACCGAGAACCCATTTAATGTTCTTGAGTTCTCGGTATTAAACTTAGACCAATCACTAAGATGTAGGTCTGAGAAAGCTATTGCTATTATCTTTTTCTTCATACCTTAAGAGTACGCTTTAGATAACTATCAATAATATCCTTACGAGTATCTAATCCTGGTTCATCTATCCAGATAACAGAAGTACTACCATACAAAGTAGTAAGCCTACAAGTATAATACTGACCTTCGGTTAGATACGTATCTCTCTTACCAAAACCTTTATGTATACAAGGAATAGGATCAAGGAAACTCATACCCCACTCAGTAAGAATATATCTCATAATATAAGATATCTGAGCTTGGAAGTACTTATTAAGAATACGTTTGTTGTTATCTTCCATTACCCAATTCTTAACCATATATGGAGTAAAGCCTACTACTATGAGCATATCAGTTTGTTCTACCAAACATTTCTTACATAACTCAAAGAAGTGTTCTATCTCACACTGAGGAACAGTATCTGACTGCTTATACATGAAGTATGCAGCAGAGTCCAGATAACTACGATCTGATACATAGTTATCTTTCTCACTGTAGAGTTTATTACGAAGGTTTAGGATCTGAAAATCCTGAGTATACAATTCCTTCTTATCATGTGAGAGCATATCATGATGTGGTTCCTCTTTAGTTTGAGGTAATAAGTCAGATACACTACCAGATACGAACGGAATTTGATAGGTTTCCTCTAACCATTTAGCAAGAGTGGTCTTACCTACTCCTGATGGTCCAGCTAATTGAATACGTAAGGGTTTCATTTTAATAACTTTTTAAAGGGTTCGATAAATATATCAGTCATGAATGAGTTGAAAGAGTACTCTATACATACCTCTCTGAACTTCTCATAATTAATCTTTCTTCTGGTATATGTTTTTAGTACCTTGTCAAGATCTAACTTATGGTTATCTACAAACCACTTCAAATCTATGAGCTGTTTATTCCTTTCATATACCTCTCTCATCTTATCATCGGCATTAAGCTCTAAATACTTAGTTATTGAGTGCCACTTATCCAAAAACTTACGAGCTTTAACAGGACCGATGCCAGGAAAACCAGGGATATCATCTGAACTGTCACCCACAAGCGATAAGAAATCAACGGTTTCGTACGGAGTATATCCGAAAAGACTTTCGCAATTAGTTTGCCTAACATATTCTTCTTTCCTTGGATTAAATATCTTCACTCTATCAGTTGTAAGTAACTGATTGAAGTCCTTATCTGTAGATACGATGGTTACCAAGCATTCCTTGTTTATCTTTTTAAAATAAAGGTATGCTAAGAGATCATCACCTTCAAAACCAGTAGAATTATTCTTATCAAATAAGTATTTAATTCTTAGCATACGCAGGATCTCCATAATGACTGCCTTTTGTGCAAATAAAGATTCCCTGTCATAAGATATATTTTGACGATGCTCTTTATATTCTGGTAAAAGCTTATCTCTTAAAGGAGAATGACCATTATCAAATGTGATATACACATCATCTGGTTGGAATCTATCTATATACATGTGTAGAGATTTAAAGAATCCAAAGATAGCTCCACTTGGTTTACCATCTGTACTCTTTAATTTCTCAAACTTGTGAAAGCTTTGGTGTAGGATATTATTTCCGTCCACCAGTAGTACCCTCTTCCTTGCCATAATATTTTTCTTTTAATTTAACTGTTTGTTCTTTCACGTAAAGATAGTTCTCCTCTATAAGTCCGATAAGAATGACAGTCATATACTCTTCATACTCAAATTGTTTACGATAATCTTCTACCAAATCTGAAAGGTACTTCTTCTCATAAACTAATTTGGCAAACTTAATACGTCTTTTCTTTTTCTCTCCAACTTTTAGATCTTTAGCCATCTGAGCAATATGTATGGCTTTACCTAAATCCTGTTCACCATTTTTAAATTGGAACCTTGATACATATTTCAGTATCTCACCTTGGAACCAGTTAAAGTTAAAGGCGGCAAACACCTTTACTGGCTCAGTCTTAAGCCTTTCATAGTGATTGCCACCTACTTGTTGCTCATTCATCTTGGTCTTCATCGTCTTCTGCGTCATTAAAAGATTCATATTCTACTCCATCGACCGGGAACAGATTTACATTGATTGATTCCAACTTCTTTCTAGTTGCTCCAATGGTGTTGATACCAGCTCTTTTGAGAAGCTTTCGTCTAAGATCATCATTAGATTCCAGTAATTCCCGGAATTTCTCTTCTCCTCTAGCAATCTTCTCTCCTTTGTACTTAAAAATCCCGCCATTGCCTTTATCGATAACCTCCTCCTCAACAAAAACCTCATCGAGATAGAAATAGCGATCGAACCCGATATCGTGTAGTTTAGGGTTAAAGTATACAGGGCATTTAGAGATAGTAGGCTTAGGCGGTGCAACCTTGTTTTTAAGCAATCTGAGTGTAACCAGTTTTCCAGCCTTTCTCTCTCTTCCATTAGACTTAACTGTAATGCTTCTACCAGCGAAGAAGGCAACTCTAATTGACGCCCAAAATTTGAGAGCTGCTCCTCCAGTTGTGGTAGTATTATCCTTTCCGAAGCCAACATTGAGGGCAGTACGAACTTGATTGATATAGATTTGAGTAATTCCGAGCCTGTAAAACAACTCATTGCGTATACGAAAATATTTATATAATGCCTTAGCTCTACCTCCCATTTCTGCTTTACCTTCTACCATCTTGGCATCGATATTATCAGAACAGTCCATAGCAGCTATTGAATCCACTACCAA